AGGCTCGGCTCCGCTGCACCTTCGCCACGGCGAACGGCGAGGACAAGTGCTCCAACGCGCAGGGCGGCGAGCTGTGGGTGAGCCGATGACGGACCTCGTCCGCGCCGGCTACGCCTCGAAGCGGAAGATGACTCCGCAGGAGGCCGCTCTGGTGATCGAGATGCTCCGCGATGAAGCACGGGCCTGGGCCTCGAGGTACTCCCGGCTGTGGTGTGCGGTGGACGACTACCTGCGCTGCCTGCCTGGGGACAAGGTGCGCTACGGGACGAGGCTCAAGCAGGTCGCGGGCAAGCGGAAGGAGTGCAGGCTGTGAGCACACCGATGACGGGTCGTCCCGATCTTCCGGTCGTCGTGGACACGCCAGCCCGCCTCGTGACGGTAACGAAGCAAAGCGGGGCGCCGGACGTTCGGATGTTCGACGCCTCCGCGGTCAACGCTTCGATCGACAAAGCCATGAGCACGCTGGCACCCGGCGAGAAGGTCGCGGCCATCGTGTACGTGGATCGGGACGGGGCCAACCTCGCTTTCGTCGGAAAGCTCAAGGCGCCGGTCGGACAGGCGTCATGGACGGTGGTCGGCACCAAGCGTTGGGATGGGGACTGGCAGGCCAGTGCCGCCCTGCGCTGGGCCATTTGAGGGAGGTCGAATGGACTGGATGGAAGTCGGACTCACGGCCCTGACGGCGCTCACGCCGGTCATCACGATGATCCTCGTGTGGGGCTTCAAGCTGATCTGGAACAAGATCCCGGCGTCGATCGTGCTGGTCGCCACGCCGATCTTCGGGGCACTCGTCAACTTCGGCCTGCTCTGGATTCAGGGTCATGCCGGGTCCTTCCACCCGCTGGTCGGGGCCGCGCTCGGCGTCCTCGCCATCGCGCTGCGTGAGGTCATCACCTCGCTGCAGACGAAGGGTCTCACGGGCTCGGTGTCGCAGACGAACCGGATGCTGTAGCCCGTGCCCGCGCTTGAGCTTCGGGACGCACTCAGCGTCGTGACGGCCATCCTGACCGTGGCTGGGGTGGTCTTTGCGCTGCGGGCCAGCGTCTCGAAGCTCGAAGCGGGGCAGACGGAGATCGTCCGGCAGGTGGCTGCGCTGCACAAGCGGCTCGATCACTACGGGGACCAGATCGTGGACCTGAAGGAGAAGCACGGAAGGCTCGACGAGCGGATCAAGAGCCTGAAGGAGTCGCAGTCGTTCCGGTTCCGCACGAAGCTGGCGAGGGTCGAGGCGGCCGCTGCCGGCGAGGCGCCGATGTTCAGCGACGAGGACGAAGAATGAGTCACACATCGAACGACGACATCATGGTGGCGCTCGATGACATGCGTCGTCACATCAACGGCCGCCTCGACGACCACGAGCGTCGGATCAACTCTCTGGAGCCAGTCAAGGGCCAAGTACATCGGCTCATCGAGCACGTTGCCGAGATCGGCGGGAGACAGACGGTCATTCTCGAAAGGCTCGAAGGCATGGAGAGACTCGTCAACGACGCGTTGCGGAATGCGGCCAAGGATCTCACGGTGCAGCTCGCGGCGACGGTGCGGGCCGAGCTGCATGGGCTGCGGGACGAGATGGGTGCGCTGCGCGACGACATCCGTCAGCGGCCGTGCTTCAGAACCGGGGAGTGTGAGCGATGAAGCGGCTGATCCAGTTCTTCGAGTACAAGCACCTGCCCCCGAACTTGCAGGAGGTCAGCAAGCCGTTCGCCCAGATGGCGCAGGTGCTCATGGCGAAGCTGCCCGAGAACGCGGAGAGCACTGTGGCGATGAGGAAGCTGCTGGAGGCGAAGGACTGTGCGGTGCGTGCGGTGCTCTACAAGGAGGAGCGTGATGGCTTCGCGTAGGCTGTGGCTGTTCGGACTGGCTTTGCTGCTGTGCCTGCCGCTGATCGGGAGCGGGCAGAGCATCAACTACTACCCGGCGGGTGGGGCTCCAACCACGACAGGAGGCAGCAGCTTCTTCGCTGGCGGGATCTCGCTAGGGAACACGTTGGCGAGCCCCTACGCCAACCTGTACGGGGACGCCGCCAACACTCTCGCCCTGCGGAATGGGGCGAATGCCCAGACGCTGAACGTGTACAACACGTTCACGGACGCCGGCAACTACGAGAGGGCCGAGCACATCTGGTCTAGCAACATCTACAGAATCGTTACTTCCAAGGCTGGAACTGGAACCACTCGGAGCCTGTGGCTTGGCACGGACGGGACTGGAAGATGGGGTATCGAAGCTAGCACAAATGCTTTTTACCCTCTGGCAAACGATATCTACGACCTCGGGTATGGTCCGGCCACGATGAGTGGGCCGAGGAACTTCTTTGTAAACCGCTCCACCCAAGGCTCCAAGACCAAGGCCCTGACCGAGGGAGCAGCCACAGCCGTCACGCAGATCGCGGTGCCGCAGACGGCCGGCTCGAACTTCGCCGACGCCACCATCGAGTGGGTCGTCTACGCCAGCGACGGCACGGACTCGCAGACCCTCAAGGGCTCCAGCTACCTGACCGCCGTCAACAAGGCCGGGACGGAGACTTGCACGGTGGGCGCGGTGGGCACGGCCATCAACGCCGTCTCGGCGGGCACGCTGACCTGCACGGCCTCCTGCGTCACGGGCCTGACCGATGTGGTCCAGTTCGCGCTCAACTGCACCTCGTCTCTGACACAGACGACGCTGAACGCGCTGGCCCGCCTCGACATGATGCAGCCCAACACCGTCACGCCGCAGTAAGGAAAGGAACCTCTCATGCTGAAGAAGCTCGTGCTCGCGCTCGTCGTCGCCCTCCTCGCCTCCGCGGCCTCCGCGCAGACGGTCACATGCTCGGTGTCCGGCCTGAGCGCCAAGCAGACCGCGCTGCTCACCGACTTCCTCGCCTCCGTCAACGCGCAGCGTGCCGCGCAGACGCCGCCCCTGGCTCCGTTCGCCAACTTCTCTGCGTACTGCCAGAACCTCGTGGTCGGGGCCGTCCTCGACTACGTCCGGCAGCAGGAGCAGGTGAACGCCGCGAAGGTGGGGGCCGCCGCCACCGCCAACGGTGACCAGACCGCGCCGAACGCGCAATGCACGGCGGCCGGGCTCGCCAACGGCTGCACGAAGAATCAGGTGGCCTGCTTCGTCCTCACGGGGAACGTGACCTGTAACTAGGATGCTCTACCTCGCCGCCGCCATCCTCGCGGGCATCGGCTCCACGCAGAACGTGGGAGAGCAGAGCCCCGCCTTCGTTCTGGCCGCTGACGCCCGTCGAGGTCCGGTCCAGGTCGAGGGCTGGCTGACCACGGCGGCGAAGCTGGAGAGCAAGGACGGCTGGTCTACCCGGCTCGGCGCGGATGTCTGGTCCGGGCCGCTGTCCATCGGCGCGCACTGGGTACACCGTGAGACGAGCCTGTGGCGCAAAGACCGGCTGCTCATCCGGGCCAGCGCAGCGCACGGCCCCCTCAGGCTACTGTGCGAGGTCGCCCCGGACTCGCCCAACAGGGAAGTCAAGGGCGAGGTCCGCATCCGCTTCGCCGTCCCGGTGTTCGGAACGAAGCTCGTACTGGAGCCCCGCTACTTCGTGGAGTCGCACTCCCAGGTGGACATGACGGGCGAGTTCGGCTGGGGTGCGAGTCTGCTCGGAGGGATAGGCTGGTGAGACGCAGGGACGCCATCACGGCCATCCTCGCCGCCCTCCCGGCGCTGCTCCTCGCCCTGTCCGGCTGGATCAAGGCAGACGGTGAAGCCAAGGCCAAGGCCAAGGCATACGACAGCTACGGCGAGTACGTCACGGAGCAGCTCGAGCGCGACGAGGCCCTACTGCGGGCGCTGCGGGACTGTCAGACGTTGCTCAAGAGCAAGCCCGCCCTGTGGTCGGCCTACATGATGGGCGTGGAGGTTCACACGTCCGGCCCGGTCGAAGGGATGCCGAAGCAGGACGACAGGCAGGCCCAGGTCGTACTCGATGAGATCGCCCGGCGTGAGGGCTGGGCAGGAGGTAAGTGATGATCCGCAAGACCCTCGCGCTGGCCCTCGTGGCCGCGCTCCTCGCCGTCCCCGTGGTCGCGGAGGTGCTCGTCATCAGCATCAGCGCTACGGACGCCTCGGCTACCCGCGTCTTTCCCAAGCCGGTGAACTCCGTCCTCATCTGCAACTGGGGAGCCAACGAGGTGTTCTTCCGGCTCTTCACCGAAGTGGACACCACCGCAGCCGCGACCACCTCGAGCATCGAGCTCGTGGCTGGGACTGCGACCGCGCCCATCTGCATCAGCTACGACGTGACCGCCACGCAGCCGGGCCGCTTCGCCGCCATTTCGACCATCTGCAACTCGGGCGAGACGGCCACGGTCACGGTGCAGCTCAACTGAGGTAGGCCATGACCCTCGCGGACATGATCCGAGACTCGAGGCTGGCCCGGGCCATGTTCGGTGGCCGCTACGGGAGCGAGGACCCGCACGCCCTCGCGGTCCGGGTGGCCGGCGAACTCGGCTACCCGCAGCCCGGCGCCGAGGGCGACGAGGGCGAGGCTCAGCGGTACGCGGCCTCGAGGCTGGCCGCGCAGCGCCTGGGGCCGCTCCCGCTCATCACGAATCCGATCCACGAGGCGGCGCTGTCGTGGTTCGCGGAGGGCGAGGGCAGGCCGAGCATGAGGCGGCTCATGGCCGGCTACCGCGGCGCCCTCGACGCGCTCGAGGCGCAGCCGGCGCCCGGCGTGGTGCGCGAGGGCTTCGGCCTCGGCACCGCGGATGCGATCCGGCCGGCGCAGCGTGAAGGAACGATCGAGGCCCTCCTGGCCTCGGTCATGGCAGGGAGGTAGGACATGGGTTGTGGGAAGAAGGGCAGCATGGGGGCGAAGAAGAGCGGGGGGAAGGGCAAGCGGTAGACCCCATAAAGGCCCGCCGACCTCATGAAGACCTGTAAGGCCAAGTCGAAGAGTACGGGCAAGCAGTGCGCCCGGGCGCCGATCGCCGGGGGGGAGGTGTGCCGGGTTCACGGCGGCGCCGCCCCCCAGGTGAAGCGCAAGGCCGCGGAGCGGGTCCTCCTCGACCAGGCCATCGTGGCCTTCGGCCTCGACCGGGCGAAGGACCCCGACCGCCTACTGGCCGAGCTCGGCTGCATCGCCTACGTCAAGACCTCGGACCTGTACGACTCGGACGGCAGGATGCTTTCGGTCCAAGAGATCAGGGAGCGGGCGCCGCAGGCCGACGCCGCCATCGCCTCGCACGAGGTCGTCACAGGGAACGTGGACGCCGCGGACGGTAAGCGTGACCGCCTGGTCAAGGTGAAGCTGCATGACAAGGCCCGCATCCTCGAGATGCTCGCCAAGCATCACAGCCTCTTCGAGGACAAGGTGAAGCACGAGGGCCGGATCGAGATCGGCTGGATCAAGTGAGAGTCGAGATCCCCTACAAGCCGAGGCCGCTACAGCAGGAGGTCCACGATCTCCGCGAGCTCCATCGCTTCATGGTCCTCGTCTGTCACCGTCGGTTCGGCAAGACGGTGCTCGGCGTGAACGAGCTCCAGAAGAGCGCCTTTACCGCGGCCCTGCAGCGGCCGAGGACGGCCTACATCGGCCCGACGTACCGCCAGGCGAAGAGCGTGGCCTGGGACTACTGCCAGTACTACGCGAGGCCGATCCCGGGCATCACGGTGAACCAGAGCGAGCTCCGCATCGACTACCCCACGGGCGGGCAGATGCGCCTGTACGGCTCGGACAACCCGGACGCGCTCCGAGGCCTGTACCTCGACGACGTGGCGTTCGATGAGTACGGGTTGCACCCGGCGAAGACCTACACCGAGGTCATCGCGCCGGCCCTTGTGGACCGCGGTGGCCGGGCGCTCTTCCTCGGGACTCCGAACGGGAAGAACCAGTTCTGGGAGATCGCGCAGCACGCGAAGGCCCGCCAGGCCGCGGGCGACCCCGACTGGTGCTACCGCGAGTACCGCGCATCTGAGACGGGCATCCTCGACTCGGCGTATCTCGCGCAGGCGAAGGCCGTGATGACGCCCGACGAGTACGCGCAGGAATTCGAGTGCTCATTCGAGGCCGCGGTGAAGGGCGCCATCTTCGCGAAGGAGCTCGAGGCCGCACGCGAGCAGGGCCGCATCTCCCGCGTCCCCTACGACCCGAGCCTGCCGGTGGACACCGACTGGGACCTCGGTATCGGGGACGCGATGGCGATCTGGTTCAGCCAGAGCCTGCGGAGCGGAGAGGTGCGGCTCATCGACTACCACGAGTCGAGCGGCGAGGGCTTCCCCTACTACGCGAAGGTGCTGCGGGAGCTGGGCTACAGCTACGGTCGGCACTGGGCGCCGCACGACATCCAAGTGCGGGAGCTCGGGAGCGGTCGGAGCCGCCTCGAGGTCGCGGCCGAGCACGGCATCCGCTTCGAGGTCACGCCCCGGCTGCACTCCACGGTGGCCGGCGAGGTGGAGGAGGGCATTCACGCAGCGCGGATGCTCTTCGCCCGTTGCTGGTTCGACGCGGAGAAGACGAAGGCCGGGGTCGAGGCTCTGATGCATTACAGGCGCGACTACAACGAACGGCTGCAGGAGTTCAAAGCGGTGCCCGTCAAAGACTGGGCCGGACACGCAGCCGATGCGTTTCGAGGGTTAGCGGTGCGGCACCAGACTCCGGTGGAGGCCAAGCGAGCGAAGGGGCCGCGGATGCCCGCCGCCTGGAGCTGGTCGTGACCGGGCGGCGCCGGCCTCTCGACGGTGGCGTGCATCTGCCGGTCGGGACCGACTGGCTCAGCGGCACGAGCGGAGGGGGCGGTGGTGGTATCGCCATCTCGGCCGGCGCCGCATCTCAGAGCACTGGCACGGTCATCTTCGCGAATTCCAACGGCGTGAGCTTCGGACTCAACGCCGGGACGCTGACGGCCAACACCGAGGTGCGCGGGGCGCCGCTCTACCATCTAGGCACGACGTTCCTGGGGAGTTCTTCCGCTGCGGCAGGGACCACGCACGTCACGGAAAACAGCGTGTGGGTCGCCGGCGCTGTAACGATGACCGTGCAGACGCTCGATGTGGGTGGTGGGGGCACTAGCTATCTCTACCGGCCCTACTTGTTCGTGAAGCAAACGGTCAGCGGGTCGAATGGGAGTTTCAGCTACGAGAACGGGCTGACGTTCCAGAACTCGAATGGGGTTTCGTTCTACACGAGTAACAGCGCGATCGTCGCCAGCCATAATGGGCTGACGACGGCCGCGCAGTCGGATCACTCCCATGGGAACCCTACGCTGAACCTGACGAACCTCGCTGGGACCACCGCAAGCGGATCGGCCGGCTTCACGCTGTCGCTCTCGCACAACATCTCCACGGCGGCTCTGTCGAACCACACGCACGGCAACCCGACCCTTGCTCTGACCAACCTCACCGGGACTACGGCCTCGGCGTCGAACGGGCTGACTCTGAGCCTGAGTGCCGCCGCGCAGGGGGCCGGAAGCGGCACGGGCCTGAACCTGACCAACCTGACCGGGACGCTCTCCGCGAACACGGCAGGCGTGTCCCTGTCGCTCTCCGCTGCGGCTCCGGGGGCCGGCGGTGGATTCGCGGCTCAGGGCTCTGGGGCGTACACGCAGAACACCGGCACGATCCAGTTCGCCAACTCGAACGGGATCACGTTCGGGCTGTCGACGAACCAGATGACGGCCTCGCACAACGGGCTGACCACCGCGGCGCAGTCGAACCACTCGCATGGAAACCCGACGTTGGCCCTCACGAATCTCACGGGCACGACGGCGAGCTCCAGCAACGGGTTCACCCTGAGCCTGAGTGCGGCGGCGCCGGGTGGGGGGGCGGGGGCAACGCTGAGTTACTTTGAGCCCATCTGGGCTCAAAGTGGACGGGCCACCAACTCCTCGCTCGGCCAGAACACGCTCTACTTCCAGCCGTTCGATCTGCCTTTCTACCTGAGTGCCAGCCGGATCAACTTCTACATCTCGATCAGCGGCGCAATGACCGCAGCGAACAGCACGGGAACGTGTCAGCAGGGGTTCGGGTACGCGCTGTACACGCGGGACATGACGGGAGCGGCGTCTCAGACGCTGTCGCTGCTGACCAGCTACAGCGTGACGCACCTGTCTCACTCGTTCACCAGCAACACGCAGTACCAGGCCACGCACTACTTCGGGCTGTCGAATGCCACGACGCACAGCACGCGGCAGACGGCTATCAGCGCCACGAACGCGACGACGTACCTCTCGACGAACATCAACGGGCCGAGGGTGCTTGCCTTGCCGCTGAACTCGGTACTGACGCCAGGGCGGTACTGGCTCGCCGTGGCGGTATCGACCGTGACCGGGAACGGGATGACGAACGGCCTGAGCGTGCAGATGACCAGCGTTGGCGTGGTCGGCGCGGCCTACCACTTCGGTTCGGCCTCGGCTGCCACGAACGCGAGCGTCTATCGTGCCCAGCAGGGATGGGGAAGCTACAGCGCCACATCGGCGGCGTTCCCCAACTCGGTGGCGTACTCGACGGATGCCATTCGTCACCCGGTGGCGATGACTGCGGTTCACTTCGACATCCGAGGTTTCGGGACGAGCACGAACCAGCTATGAGGCCCCAGCTCATCGAATCCGGCGTCCACAACGCAGACCTCGTGTCCTCGTCCGGTCGGATCATGCGCGGCTCTTCGTGGAAGGAGCAGAGCATCGTCTGGATCACGCCCTCGGCCGACTCGATCCCGGCGAAGGTCGTCTGGTCCTGGCTCAACCTCGTCTTCCCGCCGAACAACAAGCTCTACCGGATGCTCGCCCTCGGGATGGAGGTGGGCGAGGCGTACAGCAACGCCATCGACGCCATCCTCGCGCACCCGGAGTTGAGCAAGTGGAAGTACGTCCTGACGGTGGAGCATGACAACGCCCCGCCGCAGGACGGCGTGATTCAACTCCTCCGCAGGATGGAGGAGCGGAAGGATCTCGCCTGCATCGGCGGGCTGTACTGGACGAAGGGGCCGGAAGGCGTCCCGCAGATTTGGGGCGACCCAAAGGCACCAGATCTCAACTTCCGGCCGCAGGTTCCGGTCCCTGGTCAGATCGTGGAGTGCTGCGGGACGGGCATGGGATTCAACCTCTGGCGCATGGAGATGTTCAAGGACAAGCGGCTCCCGCGCCCGCTGTTCAAGACGAAGGCCGGCGTGGAAGGGGTTGGGACGCAGGATCTCGCGTTCTGGGGCGAGGCCCGGAAGTGCGGCTACCGCTGCGGAATCGACTGCTCGGTGCTGGTCGGCCACTACGACGCGGCCACGGACACGATGTGGTGAGCATGGGGAAGAAGAGCAAGGCGAAGAAGGAACCGAAGCCGCTCAGGCTGGACCTGGGCTGCGGCAAGGCGAAGCGCGAGGGCTTCACGGGCGTGGACATGATCGCCTTCGACGGTGTGGACATCGTGGCCGACCTCACGAAGCGGTGGCCCTGGAAGGACGGCACCGTGGACGAGGTCGTCTGCTCGCACACGGTCGAGCACCTCGAATGGCCGCAGCGGGTTCACTTCTTCAATGAGCTTCACCGCGTGCTGAAGCCCGGGGCTCAGGCTCAGATCATCACGCCGCACTGGTCCCATGCCTGCTACTACGGCGACCCGACGCACAAGGCGCCGCTGTCGGAGTGGTTCGCGTTCTACCTCAACCGGGAGTGGCGGGAGCGCGAGGCTCCGCACGCGCCGTACACCTGCGACTTCGACTGGGTGTTCGGGGGATCGTGGGACCCGTGGCTGGAGACGAGGAATCAGGAGTTCAGGACGTTCGCGATGAACCGTCACGTCAACTCGTGGCGGGATCTCATCGTCACGCTGACTAAGAGGAACCCCAATGCCTGACAAGAGGGACGCCATCATCGAGCAGGCCCGCGAGCGGTTCAAGCTCGTGTGCGAGGCCGAGTCGGCGCAGCGCGAGCGCGAGAACGACGACCTCCGCTTCCAGATCCCCGAAAACCAGTGGGACGACAAGGCCCGCTCGGCCCGGCAGGGCGACGACAAGACGCCGCCCCGGCCCATCCTCTCCATCTCGAAGCTCGACCAGCCGCAGCAGCTCATCCTCAACCAGATGCGCCAGGCCGACCTCGGGGTGATGATCCACCCGATCAGCGAGGACGCGGAGCAGGACACGGCCGAGATGCTCCAGGGGCTGTACCGCCACATCGAGCAGAAGAGCCACGCGGAGCTCGCGAGGTACTGGGCGTTCCAGCGTGCGGTGGCGTGCGGGCGCGGCGCCTACCGGGTCCTCACCGAGTACGACGAGGAGGGCGGGCACCCGTCGGACCAGCGGATCGTGATCAAGCGCATCCTCCACCAGGAGGGCGTCTACTTCGACCCCTCCGCGGTGGAGCCGGACTTCTCGGATGGACGCTTCGCGTTCGTCGTGTCCTGGGTGAGCCGTGACGCCTTCGCTCGGATGTGGCCGAAGGCGAAGGGCGCGAACGCGGCGAAGCTCGAGTGGGAGGGCATGGCGCACGACGCCCCCGAGTGGGTGCGCGAGGACGACGTGCTCGTGGCCGAGTACTGGTACAAGGAGTACAGCGAGGAGAAGTTTGCGGTCGAGGGCGAGGAGCGGACCCGCGAGGTTGTCACGGTCAAGGTGTGCAAGCTGACCGGGTGGGAGGTTCTCGAGGAATCGGTGTGGCCGGGCCGGTGGATTCCGATCATCCCGGTGATCGGCCGCGAGCTCACCCCGTTCGACGAGGAGCGGCGCTTCGTCGGTCTGATCTCGGGCGCGAAGGACGGGCAGAAGTTGTACAACTACGCGGCCTCGACGCTCGTGGAGCGGATGGCCCTCGAGCCCAAGGCCCCATTCGTGACGCCGGCCGAGGTCATCGAGGGGTACGAGGACTACTGGCAGCAGGCGAACGTCAGGAACTTCCCGTACCTGCCTTACAACGCTGTCGTGAAGGGCGGGGCGATTCTCCCGCCTCCGCAGCGGGCTCAGATCGACCAGACGGGGACGAGCCTCGCGATGGCGGCGCTGCAGCAGGCCGACAACTTCATCCAGAGCGCGACGGCGATCTACGACCCGTCGCTGGGTCGGCTGTCGGAGCGGGACCGCAGCGGGCGGGCCATCCTGGCGCTGCAGCAGCAGGCCGACAGCGGCACGGGACACTTCCTCCAGAACCTCGCGGACATCTCGATGGTGTACGAGGCGAAGGTAGTGCTCGACCTGATCCCGAAGGTGTACGACCGGCCCGGGCGCATCACGCGCATCGTGCGAGGCGAGGACCGCAAGTCGGCGCCAGTCATGCTCGGAGTGCCGTTCGTGCCGGACCCGCGCACGGGACGGCCGATGCCGGCGCCGCCCACCGCGCAGGGAGTGAAGCAGTACGACCTCTCCCGCGGGATCTACGACGTGTCGGTGACGATCGGGAAGTCGTTCCAGACTCGGCTGCAGGAGGGGAGCGAGCGGATCGGAGAACTCCTCGCGCAGAAGCCCGAACTCTTCGTGATGATGGGCGACCTCTTCCTGCGCTTCCAAGACTGGCCGGGCGCGAAGGAGATGGCCGACCGCATGGCGAAGGTCAGGGAACGTCAGTTCCCGGGCCTGGGCGAGAGCGAGGACGGGCAGATGCCGCCCGAGCAGATGCAGGCGCAGTTCCAGGGGATGCAGGCCCAGATGCAGCAGATGGGGCAGCAGCTCCAGGCCGCGATGCAGGCCCTCCAGACCGAGCAGGCGAAGCAGCAGGCTCAGATCGCGAAGGCGCAGCTTGACGCGCAGGTGAAGATGCAGCAGGCCGAGCTCTCGATGCGCGAGGCCGCGATGGAACGCGACACGAAGCTGCGGATCGCCGCCGCGGACAACGAGACGAAGCTGCAGATCGCCGGGCTGGAGGCCAAGCTGGAGTCGCTCCTGACGCTGCTCAACCTCGAGGCCGAGGCGAAGAAGATCGAGCGGATGGAGCAGACTGCGGAGCGCAGCGAGGAGCGCGGCCGGCAGCACGAGGCCGCTATGACGGAGATGAAGAAGCCCGCGCCGACGGTTCCCGAGACGAGTGTCGACGGCGGGCTGGGAGGGTTGGATCGGTGAGTGGTCTGAGCCGTGCGGCGTTCGCTGAGTTGCGGGCGCAGCGCGAAGACACGAAGAAGATGGCCGAGGCCGCGGTCAACAACGAGTTCCTGACACGGCATCGGGTCGAGGCGCTCGAAGGGATTCTCGGACGTGGTTTCTGGGGCCGGCTGCGCTGGCTCCTGTTTGGGAGGTGACGGTGAGCAGCACGGTCGCGGTCGGCGGGATGGAGATCTCGAGCAACCACGAGAGCGCGGAGGAGATGGTCACGGCGCTGAAGCCTCCGAAGGAGGACGACGGGAAGACTCCGCGGGTGGTCGAGGACGCGGGCAAGGTCCTCGAGCCCGAGGCCGAGCCCGACCCGCTGTCGAAGGCCGCTGCGGAGCTCGGGAAGAAGGGCGGCGAGGCGGCGGCGAAGGCCCGGGCCGAGCGGGACAAGGAAGCGGACAAGACCCCGGACAAGGCCGAGGCCAAGTCGAAGGAGGACAAGGCCGAGGGCGAGGACAAGGGGGAGGACAAGCTGGGGCACCGCCGGCACGACCCGCGGGCCGCGGTGATGGAGGCCCGGCGGGCGCAGCGGGAGGCCGAGGACCGGGCGAGGGCGCTCGAGGAGCGGCTGGCCCGCCTGGAGGCCCGGGTGGCCCCGGACGACCCCAAGGGTGGGGACGCCCCGAAGAAGGCCGTAACGGGGCAGGACGGCAGCGCCAAGGGCAACGGGAAGCCCTCGCCCGACCAGTTCGACACCTACGAGGACTACATCGAGGCGTTCACGGACTGGAAGGCCGACCGCATCCTCGAGCGCCAGGCCGAGCGGGCGCGGATGGAGAGCGAGTCGGAGGCATTCGCCCGTAGGCAGCAGGAGAAGGTGGACGCCTTCAACGCCCGGGTGAAGAAGGCGCAGGAGGCCGACCCCGAGGTCATCGACCGGATCGACCCGCGGCTGCTCCAGCTCCAGCCGACCTTCACCCTCCCCCCGGGGTCTGCGGTGACGGCGGCGAACGACATCGCGCAGGCGATCATCGAGTCGGAGCACTCCGCGGCGCTCCTGCTCTACCTGTCGGAGCACGAGGAGGTGATGGGCGAGCTCCTGCGCCTGCCGGACAGCTACGCGGTCACCAGGGCGGTGGGGCGGCTCGAGGCGAAGCTCGAGAGCGTTCCCCCTCCCGCCCCGAGGGGTGTGAGCAAGGCACCGCCCCCGGTGCGGCCGGTGGCCTCGACCCCGAACCCGGGCGAGCTCGACGTGATGGGCGAAATGGACTTCGACACGTTCTACCGCCGCCGAGCGGCGCGGCGGGCGTAGGAGGGCGCTATGGCCTCGGCGGGATCTCCCCTCGGAGCGTTCATCAACGTCAGGAAGGGCCAGGAGCACGACCCTCGCGGTCTGACGCTGGGCGACCTGATGGAGATGACGCCGCACGAGGCTCTGATGGCGGGCCTCGACATCGCGGGGGAGGACCTCGCCGCGCTGGACGCCGGCCAGCCGGCGCTGCGGCCCGCCCGGGAGGTGTCGGACCCGTGGGGCGCGAAGATCACGGCCGACGAGCAGGCGCAGCGCGAGGGCGCGGTGCGGGCGATGCAGAACATCCCGTACTCGCCCCTCGCGGCCGGCGTGGAACTGGCGGCGCCGTCGGCGTACGACGCGCTGACGCGGGAGGTGCCTGGGGCGAACCCTGAGGCGCCGAACGTGGTGGCGGCGTTGGACAACCTGAGCCTCGGGGGGCTGATCGAGGCCCCTGTGGCGCGGAGCCTGCTGCGGACGCGACCTCCTTCGGCGCGGGAGACGGCGCCGGCCCGGCTGCGCGGGATGCCGCGGGGCGGGGAGGAGACGGCGCCGCCGTTCTACTCTCAGGCGCGGACGGTGGTGGAGGACCCGAAGACGCAGGGGACTCAGACGGGCGAGGCGTGGCTGAAGTTCATGCAGGACCCGAAGCGTGGCGTGAAGGCTGAGGAGTTGGAGTTCACGCGGCTGGGTGACTTTCTGAAGGAGCGGCGCGGGGAGCGGGTGACGCGGGACGAGATCCTGGGGCACTTGGACTCGAACGAGATCGAGGTCAAGGAGGTGACGAAGGGGTCGCCGCTTCAAAGCGAGCTTGGTGCTGCGGAAGATGCGTTCAAGGCTATCGCGCATCGGGCGTTGAGCGCGAGCGATCAGCAGATCCAAGACCTTGCGCTCGATGTTGCCCGTGGAGATGTTGGGATGGAAAGTCTCAATGACTCCATGCGGCCAGCCGCCCAGGAACTACGACGGACGTATCTGGCGAGACAACACGGGACCCCATTCAAGCCTACGAAGTTCGAGCGTTACACCCTCCCCGGCGCGGAGAACTACCGCGAGGTGCTGCTGACGCTGCCGGCAACCAAGCCAGCGGGACAGACGAAGTGGACGACGCTGGAGGGTCCTAGCGGCTGGAGCGTGTTCGCTGATGGTCGCCAAGTGGGGCACTGGTACAAGTCGGAGGCCCCCACGGCAGCGGATGCAATTCGTGAAGCTCAGGTCGGATGGTCGTCCGGAGAGCTGCCCGAGAGTCAGCGTGGCGGTTTCACCTCTTCCCACTGGGACGAGCCGAACGTGCTAGCGCATCTGCGTCTGAGTGACCGGGACATGGACGGGAAGCGGACGCTGCTGGTGGAGGAGATCCAGTCCGACTGGGCGCAGAAGGGACGCAAGGAAGGGTTCAGGCCAGATGACGCGGACTGGCTCGACAAGCGGCGTCAGCAGATCGAAGCTCTTGGCGAGAGGGCGACCCAAGAGCAGAAGCGCGAGTGGGCCGCGATCAAGAATGAGTTGGAGAAAAACATTCCCACCGCACCCTTCGTCCGCGACACGACGCGGTGGACGACGTTGGGTCTGAAGCGGATTCTGAAGATGGCAGCGGACGAGGGGTACGACCGTGTCGCCATCGTGCCCGGAGCGGAGCAGGCCAAGCGGTACGACCTGAGCAAGCAGGTGGACAGAGTCGAATGGATTCCAGGCGATAAGACCCTGCGGGCCTACAGGCAGGGCGCAGACACCAGCCCAGTCATCTCTCGGACGCTGAACAGTGAATCAGAGTTGGCTGACGTGATCGGCAAAGAGGCCGCCGAGAAGCTTCTCAGGCAGCCGCTGGATGAGAGCAAGATCAACCGTGCACCTTTTCAGAAGCTTGAGGGCGAAGAACTCAGCATCGGCGGCGAGGGCATGAAGGGCTACTACGACAAGATCGTGCCCGACGCCTTGAACAAGCTCGCCAAGGAGTACGGGGTCAAGGTCCAGCTCGAAGGCGGGAAGGTGCGGCCCAAAGGAACCGAGGGGGCAGACTTCTACATCTCTTCGGATGAGGCGGGCGGCTTCGCAATCTACGATTCGGCCGATGAAATGGGGGCTCCAATCGCAGAAGGATTCAAGACCGAGGAGGATGCCAGGAAGTACATGCGGACCCTTGACCTTGATGCGGTTCCCGTCCACACCCTCGAAGTCCCGCCGGAGATGCGGGAGAAGATCAAGAAGAAGGGCTTCCCCCTCTACTCCAGCCTCACCCTCGGGGACATGATGGGAGCCCAGAACGCTTGACGTTCGCGGTACAATGTACCCGACGGTTTTCTGCAACTCGGGAGAGACGCCCCGCTTCCGACGTTGGCCGCTCCTGGGGCGCTCGGGAACGTGGCAACGCTGGCACCCACGCCCGGGCACGAAGTCGGCCGCAGCGTCCTGCCAGGGACGAGCGCGGCAAGCGGACTGAGGAACTGAAAGACCTCGACGCTAGCTTCCGGGCCGCATCGGCCCCCAGGAGCAAGACCACATGGCGAACACGCTCGTCACCCCGACGTGGGTGACGAACGAGACGGCCCTCCGATTCATGAACTCGGTCAAGGGCGTCGCCAACTTCAACCGATCCTACGACGACCGCTACAAGGCGGGCGGCGCGAAGGTCGGGGCGACCGTTCTCGCTCGTCTCCCGCAGCAGTTCACCGTTCGGCGCGGCCAGGCATGGGCCCCGCAGAACCTCTACGACCAGACCGTGCCGATCACCCTCTCGTACCAGACGGGTGTGGACTTCGAGTGGAGCTCCGCGCAGGAGACGCTCGAGGTCGATCGCATCCGTGAGCGGTACGTCAACCCCGCCGCCGACACCCTCGCCTCCGACGCGGACGCGCAGGGCATGGCCGACGTGTACCAGTCGGTCTGGAACGCGGTCGGCACGCTCGGCACCACGCCCTCGGCCAACCTCACCTACCTGCAGGCGAAGGTGAAGCTGCTCGACGGCGCGACTCCCGAGGACGGCCTCGTCGCGGTGCTCGACCCGCTCGCGGAGGCCACCCTGGTCAACGCGAACCTGACCCTCTTCAACCCGGCTCAGACGATCTCCGATGCGTACAAGCGGGGGATGTTCGGCCGCGGTTCGCTGGGGATCGGGGAGTGGTATCGGGACCAGAACGTGCCGCGGCACACCTCGGGCACGTTCACGGCCTCGACCCCTCTGGTCAACTCCGCGAACCAGACCGGCTCGAGCCTCGTGACGAACGGCTGGGCCTCCGGTGCGACCTCGCTGAAGAAGGGCGACATCTTCACCGTGGCCGGCGTCTACTCGGTGAACCCGCTCTCGAAGGTGAGCACGGGCCGGCTGCAGCAGTTCGTCGTGACCGCCGACATCAGCGACACGTCGGGCGACATGACGATCTCGATCAGCCCGTCGATCATCACCTCGGGCGCTCTCCAGACCGTGAGCAACTCGCCGGCGCATCAGGCGGTCATCACCGTCTGGTCCGCGAACCCGGCCGGCGGCACGCTGGCGACCACGGTCAGCCCGCAGTCGCTCGTGTTCCACCCCGACTTCGCGGCGTTCGTGATGGCCGACCTCACCGACCCGAACGGCGGTGCCAAGGCCACGTTCGCCCGCAGCCGGGACTGGGGCATCTCGATCCGCATGGTGCAGCAGTACGACCTGACGAGCGATCAGAACGGGTGCCGTCTCGACATCCTCTTCGGAGCCGCCCCTCTCCAGCCCCGGCTCGCGTGCCGGGTGGTCGGGTAGGAGGGCATCATGGCACTCGCCGAAACCACCTTCTCGGCTGCGGTCAACGCATCGGCCAAGGAGATCACCGTCGCTTCGGCCGCGTCGATCTCCGCGGGTCGTCTGCTGCAGGCCAGCTCCGAGATCATGCAGGTCGCGAAGAACTACACGAGCGGCACCACGGTTCCGGTGCTGCGCGGGCAGTTCGGCACCGTCCAGCAGTCTCACGCCTCGGGCGAGCGGATCGTCCACGGGGACGCCGCCGACTTCAGCACCGGCTTCTCCTACTCGCCCTACACCCCGACCGGGCGCTCGCGCCGGGTCGTGTCCTACACCGGGACGGCGGCTCAGACGTGCGAGCTCCCGCGCCCGGGCGAGGACCTCGTCGTCGTGATGAACGGCTCGGCGATCAACACGCTGACCGTTCCCGTGCCGACGAAGGACCTCGACGGCTGCACCATCACGCTGGTCAACTCGGCGGCGGCAGCGCACATCATCACCTTCACGGGTGGTTTGGGCGGTGCCGGGTCGAGCTACGACGTGGTCACCCTCAACGCCAGCGGCACCTGCGCGCTGCAGGTGATCGCGTGCAACGAGGTCTGGTGCCCGATCTTCGCCCCGGCGATGGGCGGGACCGTGACCAACCTCATCGGCACGATCGCCTAAGGAGGGAATGACAATGGCTGTCCAGAGAAACCTCCCCTCCACCGCGAACGGCGACTCGACTGCGGTCGCGACGACCCCCTCCCGAACGGGCACCTACCTCGAGGCGTACACCCTCCCCCTCGGGGGCGGCGACATGTTCTTCGGGGACGAGGGCTCGTTCTTCCACGCCTGCAACGCGACCCTGGCGACGGGGATCGCGGGGCACGCGGCGCCTGTCGTGGCCGACAACGACACGAAGGCGCTCCTGCACCTGTACAACTCGGGCACGAAGCGGATCTACCCGATCTACCTGCACCTCGAGGTGACCGCGGCCGGCAGCAACGGCACGGCGCACTACACCACGATCTACACGGACGACAAGGGTGCGACCGCTCTGACCTCGGGCGGCACCACGATCACCCCGGTGAACGTGAACGCCGAGGGCAGCAACACGACCGGCGCCATGCTGACGTTCGGCGCCGCGGTGACGGCGATGACGACGAGCCGCAAGGTGTTCCAGCAGATCGTGAGGACGGTCATCCCCGTCGTGGGTGACACGCTGATGATCCGGTTCGGGGCGCCGAACGGGAACTTCTCCTCCGCTCTCGTCACCTCGGGCACGGCCATCGCGAACGTGGTGCAGTACGCGCCTCCGGTCGTGATCGGCCCGGGCAGCAACCTCAACATCGCGCAGATCCGGCCTTCGCAGTCCGGCGCTGCGAGCTACCAGTTCTCGTTCGGGTACATCGAGCGGTAGCCCATGCCTGCAACCGTGACGCTCTCGACCACGTCGCTCGTCCCTCGGGTGGCTGCGAAGGAGCGTTCGGTGCGGGTGGCGTCCACCTCGGGGCTCATCCCCGGCATCTGGCTCTTCTGCGACGGGGAGCTGATGTCGGTGGTGCGCCTCGGGGTGGGCACCGACGTGACCGTGCTCCGTGGTCAGGGCGGCACCCAGGCCACGGAGCACGCGAGCGGCGCGACCATCTACATCGGACGACCCGACCAGTTCTACACGTTCGACCCCGTGGGGCTCCCGCCGGAATCGATCCCGGTGTCTCCCCACATCAACGCCGCAAACGGTTCGGTCTGGTTCGCGACGGGCGCGGGCGAGGGGCGGCGGTGGGTAAAGCAGACCGCCGAAACCGTCGTCGGGCCGCTCGGCGTGACGACGACCGCTTTCACGCCTACGTCCTCGACGTAGGTTCGGAAGGAGACAGATGGCGATCCTGCACAATCCCGAGTCCCCCTACGTCAAGGAGATGGCGAAGTGGGAGCAGTTCCCCAGCGAGTACACGCTCGGGGGGCTGAAGCCCGGGAACCCGTACACGTTCCGGCCCTACCCGAAGATGCTGTACATGGCCCGCCAGACGCGCAGCGGGAAGTGGGCCGTCTCGGACGAGCTGCCCTCGCGCTTCGGCTTCCCCGACGACCAGTCGTGGGACCGGGCATGCCAGGAGGTCGCGAAGTTCAACGAGTCGTGCTACCGCGTGGTGAACGACGAGGCCGAGGACAAGCGGGCGCACGAGGAGGGCTGGCGCGACAACCCGAAGATGGCGATGGAGTGGCGCGAGTCCCTCGAAAAGGCCATCGGGGACGCGGCTGCGGAGAGGAACTTCCGCGACCGGAACATGGGCGAGAAGGCGAAGGCCGAGGCCGCCAAGGCCGAGGCCGAGCACTTCGGGCACCTGGCCGAGATCCCCGAGAAGCCGCGCCGTCGCAAGGCGTCGTAAGGCGGTCGCCCCGTGGCGAGCGTCCTCGACATCGTCACCGACGGGTTGCGAGAGCTCGGGGTCCTCGCCGCGGGTGAAGTCGCCTCCGCAGACGACGGCGCCTACGGCCTCCGGGCTCTCAATCGCCTCCTCGACCAGTGGGCCGCGGAGCGGCTCCACATCTACGAGGAGGCCCGCACGACGTTCACGATCGCCTCGGGCACGCAGGCGTACAACGTCGGCACCGGGGCCACCGTGAACGTGGCGCGTCCGGTGTCCATCAAGCACGTCACCTACTACGATTCGTCGGTGAGCCCTGTCCACGAGATCCCGCTCGACCTCCTGACGTTCGACGGGTGGGCCGGCATCCCGCAGAAGGCGCTCACCTCGACGTACCCGACCCACGCCTGGTACGCGACGAACTACCCGCTAGGCTCGCTGAAGCTGTGGCCCGTGCCCACCTCCTCGACGCTCGTGGGCGTCGTGTACGCGCCGAAGCAGGTGTCGGAGTTCGCGTCCCTCGCGGCGACGGTGAGCCTGCCCCCGGGGTGGCGCCGGATGCTGGTGAAGAACCTCGCGGTGGAACTCGCCCCGAGCTACGACAAGCCCGCGGGGCGGGAGTTGACGGACCAGGCGCTCGAGTCCGTGCGCGTGGTGAAGAGGTCGAACCACAAGATGACGGACCTCGGCTTCGATTTCGCCGGATCGGGCGGGGAGTCGTTCGACATCGAAGAGGGCTAGGGTGAAGTTCGACGCTTTCATCGGCGGCAGCTACCAGTCGCAGGCGGTGACCGCCGATCAGGAGCGTACCGTCAACTGGTATCCCGAGCTCCTCGAGGCCCCCGGTGCGACCGCGAAGGCGGTGCTTTACCCGACCCCTGGCGTCCGCACGCTGTCCTCCGCTGGGCGCGGGAACGGGAGGGCGCACTTCGCGCTCAACGGCCGCGAGTTCGCGATCCTGGGGACGACGCTCTACGAGATCGACTCGGCTGGGGCTCTCACGCCTCGCGGGTCGGTCGCCCAGGACGCGAACCCGGCGACGATCTCGTCCAACGGTGAGGGCGGGAATCAGCTCTTCATCACCTCGGGCCGGAACGGCTACGTCTTCAACCTGACGAACAACAACCTGCAGCAGATCACGGCGCTGAACGGGAAGGCGACGCAGGGGGCGCACCTCGACGGCTACTTCCTCGCGCTCGACGCGGTGACGGCGACCCTCTACATCTCGGACCTGTACGACGGGGCGACGTGGCAGACGGGCATCCAGTTCGCGCAGCGTTCCATCGCGGCCGACCGCTGGGTGGCGATGGCGGTGCTCGGGCGCTTCCTGTGGCTCTTCGGGGAGAGGACCTCTGAGGTCTGGTACAACACGGGCGCGGTCTTCCCCTTCGCGCCGCACCCCTCGGGCCTCATCCACTACGGCATCGCGGCGCCGTTCTCGTCCGCGATCATGGGCGACTCGGTGATCTGGGTCGGGCAGACGGCGAGCGGCCGGCGATGCGTGCTCCGGGCTCAGGGGTTCACGCCGCAGCCGATCAGCACGAAGCCGCTCGAGGCCGCGCTCGCGGACTACCGCGGCGTCTCGGGTGCGGTGTCGGACGTGTACTCCGACGCGGGGCACACGTTCTACCTCGTGTCGTTCGACCGGGACGGGGTGACGTGGGCCTACGACGACGCCACGCAGATGTGGCACGAGCGGGGGACGTGGATTCCCCAGGAGTCCAAGTTCACGGCCTGGAGGCCGAGGTACTACGCCTGGTCGTTCGGCCAGCATCGGATGCTCGACGTGGGCAGCGGCGCCGTGTACGAGATGGCCCGGGACGCGACGACGGACGTG